ATGATTTCCTAGAATTAAACAATACGATAGATAACACAAAACATGGCCCACTAAAAGTATTACAGGATTTCTTATCTAAGTTAGATGCTGATTTTAATGATGATGGAAGTATCAACACGGATGATAATTTCCTCAAAGAATTTTATAAAGACTACGCAAAAGATTTGCCTCTTGGACAGAGTGCAAAATTAAGTTTAGTCTTAAAACATATTAATGATTTTTATACTGCTAAAGGTAGTTCAGAAGCAGTAAAACTTTTATTCAGAATACTTTATAATGAAGAAGTAACTATTTTCAATGCACAAGAATTTGTACTTAGACCATCTTCTAATAGATGGCAACAAGATTATGTTGTTAAGGTTTATGAAAGAGGTACTTATATTAATGCAACTACAGTTGACTATGACCCATCAAATTTTGTTGGACAACAAGTAGACCTTCATTATTATCAGTCAACTGGTTCAGTCACAAACTCTTATACAAAGAGAGCGAGTTGTCAATCAGTAAAGAAAATTGCTTACACAAACCCACAAGCATATGAACTTGTTCTAACTGGTGTTGACCAAACTTTTGAATTGCCAGGCGGTGGTGCCGCTGGAGTTTCATTTGATGAGATATTGCAACCAGAAGTTGCTGGTGATATAGGGACAATAAGTTCTACCAACACACCAGACCCATCTGTAGTTAATGGTACATACACCATTGGTGCTTCAGATTATACCTCTTATATTGATACCGCGTATACAACAAATACTGCTGTTACCAAGGGTCAGTATATCAAAGCAAATGAGAAGATACATCTTGCTATTAATAGTGGAACTACAAATAGTAGTGGAACTGGCCCAGACCACGAATCTGGGGATGTTGTAGATGGTAGTGTTAAATTTAGATTTATTGAAATATCAACTGCTTCTGGACATTATAGTTCTGGAAGTTCTGGTGCTACATTTGAAGTGGTTATTGCTGGGAACGCTGTTGATAGTATTACTGTAACGAATGATGGAGTAGATTATTATCCACATGAAATAATAGAAATCGCCGCTACAAAATTTGGTGGAACTGGTACAGGAGCTTTATTTAAAGTTGATACTATTACTAACGGTAAAATTAAGAAAGCAGTTATTGTTGATGGCGGTTCTGGTTTTGCTGCTAATCCAAGTATTGCTATAACTCCAAATAGTTCAGATACTATTACTACTGCTGCTCTTATGGAAACTAGAGTTAGTAATGGTGCGATAACACAAGTTTTATTCACAAACAATACTCAAGGTTCTGGATATAATAACTTACCAGATTTAAGAATAACAACTGGTTTAACTCTCACATTTGTAAGTTTAGCAGGAGAGGTATTCCCAGATACTACAAGTAGTGACGCATTTAGTGCCATGAAAGGTATTGTTACTAGGGTGTTGAATACTGCTATATTCAATTCAATAAAAACAGGTTCTAGTGCAACCGCTGGCGGATTTAAAATTGGTGATTCATATGTTATCAATGAAAGTGGTGGGATACTTGGTGTTTACGCGATAGATTACTTTGCAGAAGATTATACATTAACTGGCGTATCCAATAATGCTTATGTAAGGATTACATCATTGGATACCAATGGTTACCCATCTAATTTTGAAGTACTTGCAGTAGGACAAGGATTTAATAGAGAAGATTTTCAAATAGAATTAACTTCACCAGATGGCAATATTGCTATAGTTGATTTTAAAACAGGGTACAATGCAGTACTTGGTGGAGTTGCTGGAGATTCTGCTTCATTCTTATCAGACGCAAATAGGTTATTTGACAATCAAGTCTATCAACCATTTGCATATCAAATACAATCAGAATTACAATCGAAAGAATGGTTGCAGTATGTTAAGAGGGCAGCTCACCCTGCTGGATTTGCTTTATTTGGTGACTTACAGATTAAACAGGATATTGATTTCTCTGGTGGATTTACGGTTGAGACAGATGTCTACATGTTCTTTGTATATCCAGATGTAGAAGAAATAACTCTATCAGATAGTGTTTCCAAAGATATCGAATTGGGCGAAGTAGGGCCTGACGAAATTTTCCCAGGCGATTCTATAAATTCATTTAGTGTTGAACTCGCTACTAATACGGATAGTGTTGGTGCTTCAGATGAAGATGGCCCGTATACTTACACAGGTACACAAATTAGAAGTTATTACGCAACTTCAGATGGAACTGAAACTGGTGACCCATATTTTGTATTACATGCAACTGCTTCAGATGACTATGTTGAAAGATTCGCTGTTGGTGATTACTTCTTAAATGATGGCGGTGCATATGTAGAACTGGGTAATCCTCAGAAAGAAATGCACCTTATATTCAATTCAGCGGATACTGGTGAATACGCGATAGATTACTTTGCTAATGATGCTGGTAGATATACGCTTCTTATTGATGCAGATGTAGAAAGAAGTACCGCATACGCATTTGTCGAGGATACAGTAACTTCATTAGTGGTAGAGGTTAATTCTGTTACTGATACTGTAGAAATGGGTGAGTCTTTATTGATATCATTCGTATTCTTCAGAGAACCTACTGATACATTCGATACTGCTGATAGTGTTGTTGTAGAAGCACAACCAAGACCTACTGACACATTTGACATCGCTGACGCGGTTGATAAATTTGATATCGGAGTCAACCCAACAGATACACTAAATGTAGATGAGTCAACAACATTTGATATAACTGCTGCTAGAGCTGACACATTTACTGGAGATGATACATTATCAATAGAACCACAGTTAATTGGTACTGATACTACATTGATGCAAGATACACCATCTGTAGAATGGGGTGGAGTGGTTGCAGATACATTCACTATTGCTGACGCGGTAAACAAATTTGATATCGGTTTAAATCCAGTCGATACGGGCGCTACTGCTGACAGTATAAATAATTTTGATGTCACAACTGCTCCAACGGATAGTTCAGATACCGCAGATTCAATTACTAAATTTGATGTAGAGATAGACCTCACAGGTTCTTCCGTAGACGAAGATGTGGCGATGGGAGATAGTGGAAGTCTCATATCACAATCATATACAGTCGATTTAACTTACTTTGCCGAAGATTATGTTGCTGATACTGTAGTGAATTTTTAAAACTAATTTTAATTCTTATAAATAAGGAATAACAAGGCAATAACTAATTTTAGAGGAGATAACAATGTTGCAAAAAAATGCTGCCTTAGACGCTAAGGGTCGCTTGACTCTTGAGTTGTTTGATGAGTTTGGGAACTTAAAAGAAACCCAAGAAATAAAAAATGTCGTTGTGAACAACGGTCTTAATTATATCGCATCTCGTATGAAAGATGCCACTGCTACTGCAATGTCACATATGGCAATCGGTTCAGATAATACTGCTGCCGCTGCTGGTAACACCGCATTAGGAACAGAACTTGGTAGGGTTGCTCTTACTTCTACTACTGTCACTTCAAATTCAGTCGCTTATGTTGGGGACTTCCCAGCTGGTACTGGTACAGGTGCAGTTGTTGAGGCAGGAATCCTAAACGCTGGTTCGGGTGGTACGCTACTATGTAGAACTGTGTTTTCTGTAGTTAACAAAGCAGCTGCAGACACATTAAAGATCACTTGGACGGTTACTGTATCTGACTCCTAAGAGTTAAACTAAGGAGTTAGTACATGGCCATTCTGTTACTAGAACAGGCGAGGTTTCATCAGGCGAGGTCTTTCTATAGAGACATCTATAACGGCAATGATAAGTTTTATCTTGCCGCCTCGCGTACTGAAACATGGACGGATGATACTGCGCCTGATACATCGGTAGATAATCGTGTCGATGTGCAGAAGTTCAGAGACAAGATACTTTTTGTAAAAAGGGTACAGTCTGCTGATACGGCTATGTTAGCTCGTAGGATTGATTGGGACTCTACAGGTAATACTGTATATGATAGGTATGATGATGCCTATACATCAACCAATAAAGCAAATTCTGGAGCTATATCATTACAAACTTCAAACTTTTATGTGTTAACAGATGCATTTAATGTTTATAAGTGTATTGATAATAACGGTAATGCGAAAAGTACTTCAAAACCAGATAGTACTGGTACGGAGATATTCACAACAGCGGATGGTTATAAATGGAAGTTCTTATTTCAAGTAGGTGCTTCTGATAGAACTAAATTCCTTTCTACTTCATATATGCCAGTTAGAAAGGTATCTGGTGCTGGTCAACCATCTTTTGATGTTAATGGTGAATTAAATAGTATTAATGTTAGTGCTGGGGGAAGTGGATATACTTCAGTTCCTACTGTCACAATTAATGGTGATGGAACTGGTGCTACAGCTAGTGCTGCTCTTACAGGTAGTGCGGTATCTAGTATAACTATTGATACTGCTGGTTCTGGATATACCTTTGCAGATGTAGTAATAACAGGTGGCGGAGGAGCTAACGCGAAAGCAGATGCTGTTCTTGGTAGTACAGATACCCCCTCATTACAAACAAATGTTGAGGGTACTGCTGTTAAAGGTACTATAGATAATATAATAGTAACTAATCAAGGTACAGATTATACTGCTGGTGATGTAACTCTCACCATTACAGGTGATGGACAAGGCGCAACTTGTGCTGCTGTGGTAAATACAAATGGTAATATTACAGGAGTTACCATAACAAATCCAGGCTCTGGATATACGACTGCATCTATTACTGTTACACAGGCATCTGGTGGTGGTATTAATGCTTCTTTTAGGTGTATAATTGCACCTCTTGATGGACATGGGGCTCATCCGCAAAAGGAATTATTTTGTAAAAGGGTAGGAGTGACAGTATCCTTTGACAATGATTCTAGAGATTTGATTACAGGAAACGATTATAGACAAGTAGGTTTGATGAAAAACATAACTAAATATGGGTTAGATACTTTATTCAGCGATGCAACTGGTTCTCCTCATTTCGTTATAGGTATAAGTGACCCAAATAATTATGGAGCGGATGATATATTAGAAGCAACAAGCGGAGGTAATTTTACAGTAGCACAACTAAGAGACACCACAGGAAATGGTACGGACGATAGTGTCTATTTACAAGAAAATACTTCTGGTATAGGTTCTTCAGACACAATTACAAATTTAACAAAAGGTCTCTCTTCTTTACCTATAAATAGTCTTACAAATCCAGAAATCGATATTGATTCTGGAGACATAGTTTACTTTGATAATAGAAAACCTATTACTAGGGAAGAGGGTCAAGTAG